GGGTTGTAGCACCAACTCCGGATAAGACTTATTTTATTACTTTAGCTTATAATAAAGAACCAGAAAGCATTACTATTAGTCCATACAGCACTAATGGCACTTATTTATCAAATAAATACCAAGATCTACTTCTATACGCATGTCTAGTTAATGCATATGGATACTTGAAAGGTCCTGTAGATATGTTACAATACTACTCTCAAGAATATGAAAAAGCTCTTGAATCGTACGCAGTCGAGCAAATCGGCCAAAGACGCAGAGACGAATACAAAGATGGTGTAGTTCGTGCTCAATTAATTTCTAAATCACCGTCAAGTTATAAATAACAAGGAGAAAAATAAATGGCAAATATAGTACCGTTTTCATTCCCAGTAGAATTACTATCGGGAACGCATAATTTTGCTTCAACAGCAAGCACTGTATTCACTGCAACTAGTGAAGTAAGTTCTGGAGGCGGTAGTCAATATCCCGCTGGCGGAAATACATTAGCGAGTCAGGCAGTTTCAAACGTGAGTAACGTTGCAACTGTTGATTTTGCAGATTCTGTATTTGGAACACCAACACCTGCAACTTTTACTGCAGCGTTTGGAGCAATATATAATACTACTAGTAGTAGTAAACTGGTTGTTGTATTAGATTTTGGAGGAAACAAAACTTGTACCAATGGAACTTTTACAATTACATTTCCAAATCCTACAAGTGGTTCACCTTCTGGTTCAGATGCAATTATTAGTATAACTTCTTAATTAGGAGATTAAAAATAAATGGCGTTGGTAATAAACGACCGAGTAAAAGAAACTAGTACCTCAACAGGTGCAAGTACATTTACTTTGGCCGGAGCACAAACTGGTTTTGATACTTTTGCTGCAGGTATTGGTGGCAACAATACAACCTACTATGCTATTTTTAATCAAGGAACTAATGAATGGGAAGTTGGATTAGGAACACTTAACGCAGGTGGAACTGTTTTAACTAGAACAACAATTTTAACAAGTTCTAACTCTGATAGCATTGTAACTTTTACAAGTGGTACAAAAGATGTATTTTGTACATTACCCGCAAGTAAAGCAGTGTATTTAGATTCAACAGGAGCGCCAGTAGGTGCAGCAAGTAATGGATTTGCTGTTGCCATGGCAATCGCATTATAATAATAAGGAGAACATATGGCACAAGATTTCGTAAGATATAGCGCACAAGCAACTAACAGTGCTAGCACTATTTTTACAGCAAATTCAAATGACGCAGTTATTGGAATTAGGATCGCAAACATATTATCTTCAGCAATCACCGTTGATGTATGGGTTTCTGTAACAGGAAGTACCGTTAGATACATTGCAAAAGATTTAAGCATTCCACCATCAAGTTCAGTTGAACTTGTTACAGGTGGTGCTAAATTTGTGATGCAGAATACTGATTTACTTAGAGTACAATCAAATACTGCAACTTCTGCTGATGTTTATGTAAGCGTGGTAGATTCAATTAGTGCATAGGTAAAAATATGGATAGTTTATATACTACAACTTATATCGGTAATAAACCGGGAGCACAGGATATCTATACTCATGCTCAAGTTTTAGAAAATCAAAACGTGGTTATTGAATCTGCAGTTCTTGCAGGACCAGTAACAATTGTAAATGCATTTACAGTAACAGGAACGTTGGTAATTATCTAATGAGTAAACTAGAAGTCAATGCAGTTGAACCACAATGCGGGACTAACTTAACGTTAGGCGCATCTGGTGATACTATTATCATTCCTTCTGGAGCAACTATTTCAAATCAAGGTACAGCTGCAGGATTTGGTCCTACAGGAGCAGTATCTTGGAATACAACTAAAATTACAGCAAACCCAAACCCAGCAGTAACTGGTGTTGGATATTTTGCAGATACAACCTCAGCAGCTTTTACAATAACATTACCATCTTCTCCCGCAGCGGGGGCAGTAGTTGGTGTAGCAGATTATGCAAATACTTTTGCAACTAATAATTTAACCATTGGAAGAAATGGATCTAATATTGGAGGATCAGCAAATAATGCAATTTTATCAACTAATGGTCTTTCAGTAACTTTTGTATATGTTGATGCAACACAAGGTTGGATTGTAACAGATTCAGGAAATAGATCTGATTTACCAGTACCACGATTTGTAGCAGCAACAGGAGGATGTATTGCTACTTGTGGAAATTATAAAATTCATACATTTACAGGTCCGGGAACTTTTACAGTTTCCTGTGCAGGTAATCCATTAGGATCAAGTTCAGTAGATTATTTAATAGTAGGTGGAGGAGGTGGGGGTGGAGGAAATTATGGTGGTGGGGGTGGAGCTGGAGGATTTAGAGAATCAGTTCCAAGTCCAGCAGCATGGACGGCTAGTCCATTAGCTAATCCAGGTGGGTCATTACCAGTTTCATTAACTGGATACCCAATTACCGTGGGCGGAGGTGGAACACCAGCAACTACATCAAGAGGTGGAAATGGAGTTTCTACAACTGCTTTAGGACTTACAGCAACTGGAGGAGGTGGTGGTGCATATGATCAAAGTGGTGCAGGTTTATCAGGAGGATCGGGTGGTGGATCAAGTTATGCAGCTGCACCCTTAAGTGGAGGTGGAGCAGGAAATACACCTCCAACAAGTCCTCCTCAAGGAAATTCAGGAGGTACCGGAGGTTCTGGGCCTGGATTTGGTGGTGGAGGTGGTGGTGGAGCAACAGCAACAGGTGGTAATGGTGGTCCAACTTGTGCAGGAACAGGTGGAGCAGGAGCAACAAGTTCAATTAATGGAACACCAACTGCAAGAGCAGGTGGGGGTGGAGCATCTGGAGGTGGGGGTGGACAACCTTTCGTACCAGGACCAGGTGGAACAGGTGGAGGTGGTGCTGGAGCTGCAGATAATCCAAGTGCTCAAGGAACAGCTGGAACAGTTAATACAGGTGGGGGTGGAGGTGGTAAAAATAACCTTGGAGCATCATCTGGAGCAGGTGGTAGTGGAATAGTAATAATTAGATATAAATTTCAATAAATATGACAAGTATAATTAAAGTAGATAATCTTCAGAATCAATGTGGTGCTAATATAATTAGCGAATCGGCTAACGTTATTACTATAGGCGCTTCGGGAGACACGGTTACTTTAGCAGCCGGCGCTTCGCAAAGCGGGTTTGGTAGATCGGGGAGCGTGAATTGGGATACAACTCCTAAAACATCTACACCAGTAACAGCAGTATCTGGTAATGGATATTTTATAAATACAACTTCAATTGCAATTACAGTTAATTTACCAGCAACTCCAGCGGCAGGAGATATCGTAGCGATTGCAGATTATGCAAATACATCAGCTACAAATAATATTACAGTTGGTAGAAATGGTTCTAATATTGATGGTAATGCGGTTAATGGAACAATTAATACTAATGGTCAAGTTTATACATTAGTATATGTAGACGCAACAGAGGGTTGGAAAACAGTTAGTCAAACATTTAATCAAATTACAACTGCGCAGTTTGTTGCAGCAACAGGTGGAACAATTACAACTTGTGGTAATTATAAAATTCATTCTTTTACAGGACCAGGAACTTTTACAGTAACAAGTGCTGGAAATTCTGGTGGATCTAATTCAGTAGATTATTTAGTAGTAGCAGCAGGAGGTGGTGGTGGAAAGTGGGCTTCAGGAGGTGGTGCCGCTGGAGGATTTAGAGAATCAGTTCCAAGTCCAGCAGCTTGGACGGCTAGTCCATTAGCTAATCCTGGTGGAGCATTACCAGTTTCAGTTCAAGGTTATCCAATAACAGTAGGTGCTGGTGGGAATGCAGGAACAGGACCAGGATCACAAAATGGAGGTAATGGAAATCCATCAATATTTTCAACAATAACATCAACAGGTGGAGGTTATGGAGGGGGTTATAACGTTGCTGGAAATCCAGGGGGTTCTGGTGGTGGTGGAGGACATCCAAGTAAAGCAGGTGGAACAGGTAATAGTCCACCAACAAGTCCTTCTCAAGGTTTTTCAGGTGGAACAGGTAATACAGGTGGACCGGGTGCTGGAGCAGGAGGAGGAGGTGCTACAGAAGCAGGAGTAAATGGTATTAGTTGTGGTCCATTTGGAGCAGGTAGAGGTGGAGCAGGTGCTACAACTTCAATTATAGGATCTCCAACAGCTTATGCTGATGGAGGCGGAGGTGGATCAGATA